CCCCCCTGAAAACCCGTTTTTCCCTGCCTCTCGTTCTCTCCTGTCGCTTTGTTTTCTGTGTGCATAGGGTAGGGCTTAGGCTGGTTTCTTTTGTCCGTATGGCCGGCGCATAGGACCAAGCGGACCCGAGGGGAGCGCGGGCCGGCGCAGCCGGCCTAGAATCTTATATAGGGACAAAACGGAACGGAAACGCATCCGCCGATACAATTAGGGCAATGCAGAACGCATTTCCTTTTTTCCTTCCGTCCGTACTTTCGGACGTTCGTAACTTGTACTGGCGGCTGCGTGTGCTCCGTCCCTATGAGTCCGCACTGCGTCGGAAGCTGTACCGCCGTATTGAAGGGCAAAAAAAATCCCTGAACTCGTCAGGGATTGATTCTGAAGAAATCCGGCTCTATTGCCGTTGGCTCTCCAACCCAAGGGATGAGGCTAGGCTGCTGCGGCTCCATCAGTATCAAGCCGATAAAAAAGCCCTCGGGCTGTCTGTTGATATAGACGCGAAATCCATGTTTTAGCGTACGCCTTTAACCTGCGAACTTTACATAATACAAATAGGTTATTTACTTGTCCTAAATAACTACTGGCCTGAGCGGGTGAGGGTGTCACAAAGTTTGTGACAAGTGCCAACCCGACAAGGATCGCCGCGGCTCTCGCATGCTCCACAAAAGGGGACCAAAACGCCCGTTTTGCCTCGTCCTTCTCCGTCACTAGCTCATTAGCTGCGATGACGGCTTTCAAGTCGGCTCCGATGTATTCGGCAATCTCCACTACTGCTTTATTCGGCAAGCGTTTTTTCATGGCCTTGGCGTTGCTAACGTCAGGCTGGTTGAGTCCTAGCATTCTTGCTAGTGCAGAAACGCTCCCTGCCTTGTTTGCTGCCTGCTCGATGTAGTCGCGCAATTCCATAAAAAAATTCTCCTTGAGTATTGACTATAGCCAATTAGCTATGTATCTTTGCATCCATAGCTGATTAGCTATATGCAAGGGCAGAGTCCCGATATCTTGATTTTAGGCGTTATAGCCGATTTGTAAACCGTGGCCGAAATGTGGCTTTTATTACTCGATGACAAAGGAATTACCATGAAAACCAAAGTAACCGTTTTGACTTGTGACGCTGGTTATAAAAAGTATGACGGCTTCACTTCGATGTGGTGTATGGCGCAGTGCATCGTTCATAAAATCGAGGAAGACGGTTCAATCCGTCAGGAAGTAGGCGTCCTGCGTGTTCCTGCGGTCGTCGCTCCTGTGCAGCCAAAAACGGCTGCTATCCCCGATGGTTTCAAGTGCGTTCCCGGCACTCCTTACGATTTCCTCCCGTACGTTCCGGCAGGCGACTACATGGCCGAATATGGCCTTGCAATTGATCGTAAGTCTAAGGAACTGGTCGGCCAGTTGAAGGGCTTGGAATACCTCGTCAAGCCGCGTGGCACGTCCGTAACGGGTGAGGTAATCGCCCCTAAGTAAGTAGTCAAAACAAAGCCCCCAAGGTCGCCAAACCTTGAGGGCTTCTAAGCTGTTCAACTCTCTGATAGTCGAATGCCATGTCTGAATTATATCCAGAAATTGACGTAACACAAAACAATTATTATTGCAACCTGCGGGAATTTCGCAACGGGGATTTAGAAATCGTGCTTAAGCCGGTTAGAATGTCAACAGAAAATGTCATTAGATTATCAATCGATGACACGCCGTTTCCGGTCTCTCCGGTTATGGACGCTGCTGATATAAATCTCAGTCGCAAAACGTCTGTGCGGCGCAAGGGTTCCGAAGAAGAAGATCAAACCTCTTCACACTCCAAGAATGAAAATCAGGAACGCGCCGTACGTCGTGCGCGTCAATTCGTCCGGTTCTACGCAAAAAACAAGGGTTTTGATCGTCTTTTTACCCTGACTTATCGCAAGAATGAGGAAGATCGGGAAGCTGTAAAAGCGGCCTTTAAAAAGTTCCTCCGCCTTGTTCGCTCTGGCTTTACGGTCAAAACCCAAACCGATGCAGGCGAGTCTAAAAAGATCAAATACAGGGCCAGTCCTGACTGGTCATACCTCGCCGTGCTTGAGAAACAGAAGCGGGGCGCTTATCACATCCATTGTGCTGTCACTGGCTGGCAGCGTATCGAAATTCTCCGCGCTGCTTGGTACAAAGCCCTCGGCGGTAACGGTGACGAAACGAAGCAAAACACGCTTGGGCAAGTCGATGTAACCAACCCAGATAAATCCCGTTGGGGCCATACAGGACGTCAATGGCGGGTAAATAAGCTAACTCAGTATTTGACGAAGTACATGGCAAAGACGTTTGACGCTTCAACGTCAGAAAAAAACCGTTACTGGCGTGCTGCTGATCTGGATGTGCCTCCCGTATCCCGTATGTGGGTTGGTGGTCATGACATAACGAGTGCGATTCAGTCCGCTATCTCCATGCTTCAGTTGCACACCGGCCTGCATCCTCGGTTCGATCATTGGCTCTCCCCGTCCGGCGATAGCTATTGGCTGTCGGGCACGTCGCTAGGGGGCAACTATGCTTAATGTCTTCCCCGAAATTCTGGTTGTTGCATCGTTTTGGGTGCCGGTGCAGGCGCATGAGCTTTTAAACCCTGAGTTGCATGATTACCGTCGTGCTCCATCTGTTGATTTTTATAAAAAACATGATGTCAAGCCAGCGTCGGAGGCGTGTCATGTGCGCTCACCTTCTGGGGAGGTGTCTTTCTCTCTCCGTTGTCAGGAGGGCAAATAGTGGCAATGACTGGTTCACTGTTTGCGGGGCGCTGTTTTGATACGGCGGCGGAAGCAACAAGCGCTTATTTCTCAGTGCAACCGCTTACCCAGTCAGGCACAACGACTTGGTATATCAGTCAATTTGTTTATGACACCGCAACGGCAAGTTATAGACATAAAACATTTCAGGTCGCCACTAATGGCTTATGGACTGCAAAAACAAACGTGGCTGTTGTTCCGCCCCAGTTCCCGTTATGTGACCCGACATTAAACGATTTTGCTTTTAACCCAGTGCTTTTCGATCTTATTTATGAAAAGGGTTTGTTGTTGTTTGCGGTTGGTCTGGGCATAGGACTAATCATTTCCATTATCCGAAAATTAAGGACTAAATAATCATGAAAATCATGAACCAAGCTCGTCGTTATGCCGCTAAGGCTTCTGCAACCGTTGCCGGTATTGCTTCTTCTGCTGCATCTTTCGCGGCTGTTGATACTGCTGCTGTCGGCACTTCCCTGTCTGCTGCTCAATCCTCTGGTGAAGATGTTGGCGCCAAAGTCATTGGCGTTGTTGCCGGTCTGGTGGTTGTCGGTGTGATCATCGCTCTTGTTCGCAAGATCTAAATCATGCCAGCTATTGCCGCTATCTTCGCTGGTATTGCTACGGCTGCAGAGTCGATAGCGGCAATTACAATTTCTATCGTTGCTGCAATGGCGGCGATAGACATTATTTTGTCTCATGTCCGTCAGGTTGGCGGCAAAGGACGAAAGGGCAAATAATGTTGACAATGCTACTTTCCGCGATGTTGTTGGGTATTTTCTTAATCGGTATTCGCATTGGCTCTATATAATGCGATTTATTTACCTTATTTTTTTATTTTTTTCTTTTTCTGCAATTGCGGAAACTAAACCAGCTACACCGTCATCAACTGCGCTTTATAGTGTAGCCGGCAGGACGGGGCTTTCGTGGTTGGGGGCTCTGCAGGCGCTTAATGATGTGGGTATGCCGTGTCAATCGGGCATGGCCGTCCCTAGCGGCTCCGCCGGCCAAACATTCGTTAGTTATACAGCGGCGGTCGGCTTTACGGGTGCGGCGCGTTCCAATGGTTCGCAGGCTGATCCAATGATTAGTTCCGGCCAGTCCGTTAGCACTGTTTGCCAAACGGCAAAAAATGGCGCTTTTTATCAGTGGGTCTCGGCGGCCGGTTCCGGTATTACTCGCATGGCAAGTGATTACTTTTGCCCTGACTCTTCTTGGACGCTTAGCGGTCAAACATGTAGCCGTCCTGATTGTGTTGCCCCTCAAGTCCGTAATCCTGCCGGCGTTTGTGCGGCACCTCCTGTTAATTGCACGGGTAAAGCGGGTCAGTTTTCCTCCGATACCTTCCTTGATGCTGGCACAACTAAGGTCGGCGATTTCGTCATGATTGACGGTTGCCGCGCAAAAGTTACCTTTAGGGACTCCTATACAAACTGCTCCTTTGGTGAGGGTGGTTTGGGTACTTGTACCAAAAATGTTGATATGGAGTATCAATTTGACGGTACTAATACCGAGGGGGCACCTACACCGGACAAAACCCAAAAGCCTACCGATGCTGATCGCTGCCGTTCTTCCGGTCAGAACGTGGCCGTTACTTCGTCCGGAACGTCGTGCACTAGTCCTTCTGCCGATCAGCCCACAAAGACCGAGGGCGCAAAACAGAAGGAGACAACCAATCCGGATGGCTCCACAACTACAGAAAAAAAAGTAATTACCGAGATATGCACGGGCTCGGGTGCTTGCTCTACAACGATAACCACAACTATTGGCGGTAAAAATCCCGATGGCACCCCTAAGCCTGATCAAGTAACCACAACTTCTCAAGGTCTTGGCGGCAAAGGCTCTGCGCAGGATGGCGGAACTTTTTGCTCAGAAAATCCGGATAACGTGCTGTGTAAGCGTTCGGAGGCCAAAGAAAAGGGCAAATTCGAAAAACGTGATACCGAAATTGACGAAGCAAAAACCGCGTTGATGGCTGAATTTAATTCGATACGCTCTAGCCTGTCCGCTAAGTTTTCCGGCATGTCCGGCGGTGGCGGTTCTCTGCCTTGTCCTGCTCCCATTTCTATCCTCGGTAAATCAATTTCGTTCGGCTGCACCTCCGGCTATGAGGATGTTTTAGCCAAAATCGGGCAGGCGGTTTTCTTTATGGCCGCTTTCGCTAGTGCCTTTATTGTCCTCAAGCGATAACAGATCATGGATTTATTTGACCTGATTAAAAGCGTTTCGGACTGGTTCAATGATGGCGTGTATGGCTTCTTCACTGAGGCTATCGCCTATGTCTTTCAAACCCTGATTTTGCTTTGGTTCAAGCTGCAACTTGAGGGCATTAAATTCGCGTATCAGGTTGCTTCCCTCGTCCTCGATGGTTTGAACATTTCTCAAACCCTGAATGCTGCTTGGTCCTCTTTACCCTCTGACGTGGCCAGCGCCGCCCGTTTTTTCCGTGTTCCTGAGGCTTTTAACCTCTTGATCTCTGCGGGTGCGACTCGGCTAGTTATGTCGTTTATCCCTGGGCTTTAAATGCCGATTAAAATCCATCATGGCCCCCCAGGTAGTTACAAAACGGCTGGCGCGATGGGCGATGATTTCCTACGGGAAGCCAAAGCGGGGAGGGTGATTGTTACCAACGTGCGCGGCGTCACTCGTGAACGCGTCTTGGATGAATTCCCCGACTTGCCCGACTCGTTCGATGTAATCAACGTAGGCGATAAAACTCCAGAAGATCGCCAAAAGTGGGCTAGATGGTTTCATTGGGTGCCGTATGGCGCTTTTATCTTTGTCGATGAAATACAAATGATCTGGCCTAAATCGTGGCGCGATGCGGATATTCGTGCACTCGATTATGTGGGCGGTGTTGCTCAGGCAACGGCTGATAATAGGCCTGCGTCGTGGTCGGAGGCTTTCGAAAAACATCGTCATTGGAACTGGGATATGGTCTTCACAACCCCCAGTTATAAGAAGGTCAGGGACGATATTAAAGAGTGCGCCGAAATGGCGTACAAGCATAAAAACCTAGCAATTATTGGAATTCGTGGCCGTTATATCGAAGCCGCGCACATGGCCGATGATACCGGCGCTTATTCCTCCGATTTTCTTACCGTTAATCAAAAAAAGGTTCCCCCCTATGTCTTTAGAATCTATGACTCCACAGCCACAGGCGCCGTCACCGACACTAAAAGCGGCATTTCTATTCTCCAAAATCCAAGGATTCTTATTCTTTTGGGTGTGCTGGTCGGCTGTGTCTATTGGACTACTCGTGGGCCTAGCACTACGCTTTTTCCTACTGTTACCACTGCTGCTGATAAAAAAGCTTTGGACAGTAAGCAAGCCGTTGTTCAGCCTGTTTCGTCGTCCGGTGCTCCGGCTGCTGACGTTCCTCGTCGTGGCTCTGCTGGTGGCTCAGGCGCTCCGCTATCTGGTGTAATACCATTCGAAGAGGGTGACGGTTATATTGCCATGTCCATCAAAACCGCTAAGGGCTGGCGGTATCTGATAAATCATCGTGGGTATGACTTTTCATCGCAACAAATCGAAGAGATGGGTTTTAAGGTGTCGTCGCTCGGCTCCTGTGCTGTCAGGTTGGTGCAAGATCACGTCGACAGGGTCTTTCTGTGTGGTGGCCGTGAAAAAGAGGGGCAGGGCGATTTAAATAAGGTTGCCTCTAACTCTGTCCTCCCTGACACAAAGCCGGCCCCCACAGAAGCCCCCCAAGCTCAACCGGCTCAACCTCCAGTAACTGCTCCTGCAGCCCCTCCTGTTGTACCCGCTGATTCGCCATGGCGTTACAAAAACACCTAAAAATAATTCGTTACAGTAACAAATAATCCTTGCTATGCAGGGATTTTTTATCTATAATATCGTTACTGTAACGAATAACAGAGGGGAACAAAATGTATATGGTTTATTGCAATGAGACGGGGGAAAACCTTTTTGTTTGCATGAGTCGTTATGCACTGGATCAATGCTTTGACAAGCTTGAGTCGCAAGGTCGTTCTTGTTCATATACAACTTTCTCTCCCGAGTTTTACGAATTCAACAAAGAAATCATCTTTAATACACCTAAATGGATGGAGGTATGACCAATAATGAAAACTTCGCTTCAGCATTGCCTTGAAATCTATCGAGAGAATTTTGCAATGGATTGCACACAAAGGCCGTTGCCTTTCTGTGTTGTTCGGGATGTGGGTACGGCGCAAGAATGTTTAATGGGTAATTTCAATTCATGGTCTTCCGCCATGGCTTGGGTCAAGCGTTCATATAAAGGTTCGTCTGCCCATGACTATGATATTTTTGAATATACTGACTCATTGGAGCTAACTCAGGAATGGACTAAGTGAAGTCATGAAACGGTTCAATTTCGTTAAGGTCGAGCGCTGGCTCTTCCGTAAGTTCTCTATATTCCTTCCGGTTCGCCTTGCTGATCGCATGGCCGATAAGATTTCTACCTTTTTGATGAATCAGCAATATGGCAAAAGAAAAAACCGGCGCAGCTCGTAAAACGCCTGATTTACTAAAAAAACCGCGTGGCCGTCCTTCCCTCGGTGCCGATGCCATGACGGGCGCTCAACGGGTTGCAAAGCTTCGTTCTGAACGTAAAGCCATGGGCCTTTGTCCTTGCTGTGGTCAACAACTCCCCCGGGGCGAAAGTGGGAAAACCACTCCCTAGCGTCGTGAGTGTCGCGGGCGGCGTCACAATTGATGTGCCGACACCGGCACAAGTGGCCCTCCCTGCATCCTCGGCCCTCTATCCGGTTAGATCAGATCAGACTAGACCGAGCAGCGAGTCCCCGAGGTTCTGCTAAATCCCCGCCTTCCCCGTCCTAACCATACTCCCCCCTGAAAACCCGTTTTTCCCTGCCTCTCGTTCTCTCCTGTCGCTTTGTTTT